CGCATCACGGTGACGCCGATCGCAAGGCCGAGCGCCACGCCGATGGGAAAGTCCCACACGATCCAGATGTCTATTGGAATCATCACTCCACCCCCATCCCCTCTCGGCGCGCCATCTCGGCAAGCTCGCGCCGCCACAGCCCCATTACGGCAATCTGCCGGTGCATGTCTTCCGGCCAATCTTCATGGCCGAAGCGCTCGCGAATGAACGCAGCGAGCTCGGCGCGCCGCTGCGACACGCGGATCGTCGCGTCGAGTGGCGCCATCTCGGCCCGCGCACAGGCGAGCGCGCGCGACAGTTCGCTCGGTGCCGTGCGGCGATGACGCTCGTGAATGCGCTGGCGCGCTTCACGCAGGAGGTTGTGCGCTGCGAACTCGCGAGCGTTCATTGCCGGCCTGCCTTCCTGCGATCTGCAGCGCTCTGGTACGAGCCGTCGACCTCCTCGAGCCGCGCCGTGCGCTCGTTGCGCGCAAGCTTCCAGGTCGCGCCCACGTTGCCGATCTTCGACTTCGCGAGCTTCACGCGCACATCCGCGAAGTCGTCCTCACGCTCGCGCCAGAGGAGCAGCACGTAGTCCGCTGCGTTCTCGAGGTCGCCCGCTTCTTTCAAGTCGTACTTCGTGGGCTCCTTGTGCTCGTCGCCCTTCGTGGGCCGCGAGAACTGCGAGACGAGCACGAGGTGCACGTTGAGCCGCTGCGCGTGAGCCTTGAGGCGCGCGCTCAGCCAGCGGATCTCGTTGCGCCGGTCCTGCTGGCGCTTGCTCGACTCGACAGCCTGCACGTAATCGACGATCACGATCTTGGCGCCCTGCATCGCGCAGCGGCTCATCGCCGCGCACACGTCCACGTCGCTGCCGCCGACGGCGAACGTGAACCACGTGCGTCCGCGCATCTCACGCATGGATTCATGCGCAACGCCGACCCGCGGCCACTCGCGATCGTCCAACGTGCCAGTCAGAATCTTTCGTGAGCTCACGCCCGCGAACACCGACGCGAACCGGGCGCTCACGATGGGCTCTGCGTCCTCGCAGCTCACGTATCCGCTCACCACTGAGCGCTCGGCCGCCCGGACCATCAGCTCGAGCACGAAGCCCGACTTGCCCACGTTGGTCGAGCCGCCGAGCACTGTCATGCCGCCTAGCGGCAGGCTGCCCGCCGCCTGCTCGAGGTATGCGAAGCCCGGGTGCACGAGCGCCGTCGCGTGCCGGCGCTGCTGCAGGCGCTCAAGCTGCCGTGCGCCCATCTCGTAGCCCTCGACCACCTGCACGCGGCCCGCGTCAAGGGCCGTGGTCTGCGCGTCCCCGAGCGCCGCGAGCGCGGCCTGCAGGTCGCCCCGCTCAGCCGCCACCTGGACGCCCTGCGCAGCCGCCTGCACGGCCCTGAGGCGCCTCAGCTCGACCAGGCGCTCGACATCCGGCACGGCGGGCGCGTGGAGCTTCTCAGCGAGCCCCGTGGGGCCTCCGAGGCGTGAGAGCTTGCCCCCACGCTGCAGGGCCTTCGAAACCGTCTCGAGCGAGACCACGCCGTCGACCTCCCACGCCTCGTGCGCGGCGTCAGCGACGAGCTTGGGCTCCTCGAACGCGAAGTCCTCCGCCCCGACGGCGAGCGCCATGAAGCGCTCGTGGGCGTAGACGGCCTCGGCCGCCATCGCCCACTCGAGATCCGCGTCTGCGTTCGGGATGGGCTTACTCATACGCGTTCGTCCACGTCGAGGCCGCGCACGAGGCCCAGGGGGCGGCGTGCCTCGGCGAAGGGGGCCTCCTGCAGCGCGAAGCAGAGCTTGCCGCCCGGCTTGAGCGAGGCCTCGACCGCGGCCCGCGCCAGCGCCTCACACCCCGCCTCGGCCGTGGCGAATTTGCCCTGATCGCACGCTTGCCAGACTCGCGCTGCTCCGTCCCGCCAGAAGCTGTCCGAAGCTTTCTGCTCGGTCTCTCCTCGCCGCTCGTACTCCACTCCAACCAGCGCTTGCAGGTGAAATTTCAGAGCTTGCGGTGGCTGGGTTTTGGTGAGGTCTGGTGCTTGGGGGTTTGGGGGATCTTGGGAAGGGATGGGAAGGGATGGGAAGGGGGCGGCGTTACCAATGCTGTCTGTTACCTCGTCTGTAACGCCGTTACGAGACTGGTTACTGCGCCAGTCTGTAACGCGCTTACGAGTCTTCTCTCTCCTCGCCTCCACAGTCTTACGAGTCGGATTGCGCTGCGACCATTCGTGGAACTGGTAGCCGCCCTCCGCGCGTTCCCAAAGGCCCGCTGTCACAAGTAGATCGGCGTCGCGCTCAGTGTGGCCGAGCCGTGTCACGATGACCGTCGGAACCGCGCCGTCTGTCAGGTGCTTCGAGGCCCACGAGCCCGCGAGCGTCCACAGGGCGATCGCGGCCTGCCAGCCCTTCATGGCCTGCAGGCGCACGACCTTCTGATGATCGGCAAACCCATCGTCTACCGCGAAGTACGGCACCTCTACACTCCTTCCTCGTCAGCGATCCGGCCGAGCTCGCGCTCGTACTCGGCCGCCGAGCATGCCGTGCGGGTCAGGACGGCCTTCCTGCGCTCGTACCGCTCCCAGGGACCGTCGCCGTCATAGCGGGCGTCCAGTGGCGCCTGGTCGTGATAGGCGTGGTCGGCGTCGTCGACGATCATGCGCAGGCGATAGGCGATGGCGGTCACGGCGCGCCCTCCTCTCGTGGCGTGGCCACGAGCGCCATGCGCCCGTCCGCCAACCGGTCCGCGCGCCACGCCTCGGTCATCGCCCAGCGCGAGTCGAGCACGCACAGCAGCTCGCTCGGCTCGACCTCGAGCGCGTCCGCAAGGCGGCAGAGTGTCGTCACTGACGGCATCCCCGCGCCACGCTCGAGCCGGTGCACAGTCTCGCGGGGCATGCAGGCAGCGCGTCCCAGCTGTCGGGCGCTGAGGCCGGCGCGCTCACGCATCTCACGCAGGCGCTGGGCGAGGCGCACGGCACGCGCGGCGGTCGGGTCGACAGGCGCGTCGGTCATGGCGAACCGCCTCCGCGCATGACCCTGGCGACGTCACAGAACACGCGCTTGAACGCGTTCGCGCGTGCGCCCCAGTAGAACAGGCAGCTCGGGAACGGCGCCGGGGCAGGCGCGCCCTCGAAGGTCAGGCGGCCGCGCCAGAGCGCGAACGCGTCGCAGTGGCCCGCGCAGGCGTGCCACCACGAGGTATCTGTGCGCGACGGGACGAGCAGGATGATCTCGTTGTTGTTGCCGCGCTCTGCTTCGCGCATCACCTTCGCCGTCCAGCGCGGCAGCTCGCGGCCATAGGGGCAGTTTACGTAGACCAGACCGCAGCCGTACGTGTGCCAGCCAAGCTGCAACCCGTCATGGCCACGCTCGGGCGCGAAGAACTTATGCGCGTTGCACGGGTTGTCGGCAGTCGTGCACGGATCGAGGCCGATCTCGTCAACGCGGCGCACGCGCTCGAGCACGCATGCTGGCGTAAGCCAGTCCATCTTCTCGCTGCTCAAGAGCGCTGCCTGCACGACTAGCCTCCTACGTCACGACAGTCAGAGCGCCGCCCACGTCGCAGGCGCGCGGGTCGCTGCGTCACGGCGCGCAAGCGCACCAGCGCGACGCAGGCGGCAAAAGACAAGCCCGGCCGCGCGGCGAAATGACAAAACTCCGCGCGGCCGGGGGTAGCGACGCACCATTGCGCCGCGACAAGGTTGCCCTGCGCGCGGATGCACAACGCCGACTGGACGACCGACGCCACGCGCAGAGCTGGCCCAGCACCATGCTGAGCCGTACAGAACGCACGCCCGCCCGGACGGCAGGGGGTGGGGGGGGGCTGCGGTGGAGCAGCTCCGTCCGGGTGGGCGGCGAAGATGGTCGTCATCATGCCGACCTACGGCGCGGCCGGCGCGCCATGGCGAGTTCGTCCAGCAGTGGGGCATCCGCCGAATAGGCGCCAACCGGCACCTCGCCCCCGGTTGCGATGCACAGGCGGACCGCCGTCTTGAGGTCGAAGTTGCCACGCCCGTCCCGGGTATGGATGGCCCGGTCCACGGTGGCTGCCGATAGGCCGGTGCGGCGGGCGAACTGAGCCGGGGTCTCGCCTTTGGAAGCCAGCCAACGAGCCAAATGGGACATGTCCCATGGATACGTCCCATTCCGGTTCTTGACAACACATTTCGGTGGGACCGTGCCCGGCACACATGTCAACGTGCCGTATTGCCGTGACGCATCCATCCGAAGCACTCTTGCTCTGGCAAGACATGACCGCGACACCGAGCGAGCTGTTGCGTGAGGCGCTCAAGAAAACGAAGACAACGCCGACGGCTCTGGGGAAGAAACTCGGCTACTCGACCCCCTATCAGACCGTGTCGAGATGGGTGAAGGGCAGAGGCTTCAACACTGAAAACCAGCGCAAGGTCGCCGAAGCGATGGGCTTCCCGTCGAACTACTTCGAACAACCGGACCTGGCTGCGGCACGAGAGCGCCACCGTGTGATGGTGTTCGCTGAGTTCTTGCAGACCGAGATAGGGCAAAAGCTCACGCCGGAGCATCGAAAGATTCTAGAGAGCACGCGTTTCCAGGGGAAAACGCGTCCGAACGTCAACCTGTACAGTGCATGGACGCTTGCTCTGCAAGGAAAGATTGCAGACGAGCAGGTTGACGAAGTCGCCGCGGAAAACGACGCTTTGGACCGCGAGCTCGAGGAAAGCCGCGAGCGCAACGCATCGCGTAAGCCGCCGCCACCACTGCGTCAGCCGCCGCGTCATCGCAAGTAGCGAGGCGGCGCCGGACAAAAGCATTGCCGCCACGGACGCGGAGACCATAGAGTCCCACCCATGGCCATACGTGGGGTAAGTGCTCGCGCGATCGCGAAGGGCGCCGGGCTATTCATCGTGCGGGTCGCAGATCGCGCGGAACTGCGCCAGGATGATGGTGTGTTGTATGTCGGCGCAGACGCGGACGAACACGCCATCGCGACGCTAGGTTGCCGCAGGATGCTGACCTCGATCGGCTTATCCGACGAGCGAGTTGTGCGCCTCATCGTCGAGAGGTGCGGCTACTGCTACGTCAGCAACGATAACGCTCGGCTTGCGTCCAACTAGGGACGCGCGTTGCCGGCGCTTCTGGATTCGACCACCCACGTCGAGTTGGCGTCTGTGTAGTTGCCGTGGTGCCTGCGCAGGCGCCTGCTGTACAGCGCCTGGGAGCCGCACCCTGCCGCGTGCACAACGGTCGGGTAGCGCCCCTGACGCTGCACGAGCGTGAGTTCGACGGCATCTGCCGGACAACTGAACTCCATGGCGGCGCGGTAGCGCAGGTCGCGGTCCGTTCGCTGCCAGATGCTCTCGTAGACCTCGATCCCCCCGGACGTAGTCTTGGGATGGCACGCCGGCATCGTGGCCAATGCCACAAGAACTACGGAAACAAGCGCTTTCGGCATGTGGAAATCCTATCGCATTGCCAAGGGATAGCGCCCAGCTCGTTCGAGTGGGTTGAAGTTGGACGTATCCATGGGATATATATTATCCATGCGGTGCACGCCCATCAGAAGCTTCCCCTGGCATCTCGTCCACGTCGAGCCGGATAGCGCCTTCGGCTATCGCCTTGAACTGCGCCGGGGCGAGGGCGAGCACGCCGAGGTGGCCTACGTGGACGTGCAGTCGTGGACGCTCGACCTTGGCGACCGACTTGAGGTGCTCGGCGTGGTGTGGGTCGATGCCGGCGACCCCGTCAGCGAGAGCGCGGCGCAGGCGCTGCGCGAGCAGCCCGAAGCGTGGATCGCAGATGTTGTGCTGCGCTGGCGCGGGCGCGCAGTCGAACTCGAGATGCGGAGGGCGTCATGACGCGCCGCACTGCACCGCTGCCCGCGCTGACGCGCGACATGACCGCGAAGCTGCTGCGCGACTACTCGTGCGCCTGGTGCGGCGTCGTGACGCGCGTTGAGGTGCTCGAGCAGGTCGACGGTGACCGCGTGTGCCCGGCCTGCGCGGAGCAGGAGCACCGGGAGCAGGAGCGCCGCGAGGGTGAGTACACCGGGCCCGTGCACGAGGCCGAGGGCTGGAAGTGAGGCAGGCGATGAAGCAGACGACGGCAGAGATCAAGGAACGGCACGCGCGCGAAATGGCGCTCGACGCGCTCACGGCGTTGCGCGAGGCCATTTCGACGTACATCGGCCGCCTGGACTACGACGCACGCCGCATTGAGCGCGAGAGCTTGCAGGAGCTGATCGACGAGGTGCAGAAGCTGAGCGACCTCGCGCAGGACTGCGTGCGCGTGCTGCCTGAGCAGGATGAGGACGTGGCGGAGGCGGCAGAATGAAGCGCCACCTTACAGTCGTCACGAACAGCGAGCTCAGCTGCTTCCGCCGCTGTCAGCGCGAGCACCACTACGCCTACCAGCTCGGCTACCGCGCCATCGAGGACGCCGAGGCGCAGCGCTTCGGCACGCTCTGGCACCAGGGGCTCGAGGCGTGGTGGCTGGGGCAGGGCCTCGACGCGGCCATCGCGGCGGGCACGGCGGGCGCCGTCGACGAGTACGAGGCCGCGCGCATACGCGTGCTCCTGCGCGGCTATGATGCGCGCTGGGCAGCCGAGAGCCACGACGTGGTGGCTGTCGAGCGCGAGTTCTACGCGCCCTTGTGTAACCCCGAGACGGGCGCGCCGAGCCGCACCTACGAGCTCGGAGGGAAGATCGACGTGCTGCTCGGGCGCAAGTTCGTCGAGCATAAGACGACCAGCGAAGACATCGGCCTCGGCTCGGTCTACTGGCGCCGCCTCACGCTCGATCCGCAGGTGTCGACCTACTACGCGGGCGCCAAGGCGCTCGGGCACGAAGTCGATGGGTGCATCTACGACGTGGTGCGCAAGCTCGCGCTTCGGCCGTCGCAGGTCCCCCTCGTGGACGACAGTGGGTTCAAAATCGTGCTCGACGCCCAGGGCGAGCGCGTCTACTGCAAGACGCCGAGCAAGGGTGGCCCCAAGCCTCGCGAGACGGCAAGCGTGGCCGACGGCTACGTGCTGCAGACGCGCCCCGAGACAGTCGACGAGTACGAGGCGCGGCTGACCGAGGAGGTGGCCACGCGCCCCGACAAGTACTTCCAGCGCGGCGACGTGGTACGGCTCGAGGCCGACGAGCGGGAGGCCGCGCTCGACGCCTGGCAGCTCACGCAGGCGATGCGCGAGGGCCAGCGCCTGGGCCGACATCCGCGTAACCCCGACGCGTGCCAGCGCTACGGCCGCGTGTGCAGCTACTTCGACGTGTGCACCGGCATTGCGTCGCTTGACGACTCGACGCGCTTCGAGCGCGTTACAAATGTCCATCAGGAGCTCACAGGCAGGGCCGCGTGAGCGAGTACGACGAGCCGGACAACATGTCCGGATGTTACGACCAGGGCGTCACAGCCGAGGACCGGCTGCGCGCCATGTTCACGCCGAAAGAGGAGGCGAGCCACATGGTATTGAAGCAAGCACAGCACACCACCCGAATGCAGCTCTCGGCAGTCACGCGAGGGCGCATGGAGAAGCCCATGCGCGTACTGCTCTACGGCACTGAGGGCGTGGGTAAGTCCACCTTCGGTGCGAGCGCCCCGAGCCCCATCTTCCTGGCTGCCGAGGACGGCACGGCGCACCTGGACGTCGCGCGCTTCCCGGAGCCGCACAGTTGGCGCGACGTGCTCGACGCCATCCAGGAGCTCACGGCCGCGTCGCACGACTACCGCACGCTCGTGGTCGACACGCTCG